AAAAGCCAGGACGCTGTTGCACTGCAGCAGATTAAGGAGCGTGGCGCTTTACCGATGATTGATCGCGGTGATATCCGTCAGGCAATCGACCGTTGCAGTAATATCTGGGCTTCACTGCCGGGCGCTGGTTATGGTCAGTTCGAGCATAAGGCTGACAGCCTGATTGCAAAATTCAAAGAAGCGGGTGGAACGGTCAGAGAGATTGAGGTATGAACAGAGTAACCGCGATTATCTCCGCTCTGGTTATCTGCATCATCGTCTGCCTGTCGTGGGCGGTCAATCATTACCGTGATAATGCCATCGCCTACAAAGAACAGCGTGATAAAAAAGTCAGTGAGCTGAAGCAGGCGACCGCCACCATTACTGACATGCAGCAACGCCAGCGTGCTGCTGATGCACTCGATGCTAAATACACGAAGGAGCTAGCTGATGCGAAAGCTGAAAATGATGCTCTTCGGCGCAAGCTTGATAATGGTGGCAGGGTGCTCGTCAAAGGAAAATGCCATGTGCCATCCTCAGCCGAAACCTCCGGCGCCTCCGGCATGGGCAATGATTCCACCGTCGAACTCTCTCCAGTTGCTGGACGAAACGTTCTCGGTGTCCGGGACGGAATTATCCGCGACCAAACAGCACTGAGAACGCTTCAGGAATACATCAGGACGCAATGCCTTCGATGATAGCGATAATTTTACTCATCATCCTTCACATCTGGCTCTGTAGACAGGGTGATGATCACTTCTGGAGTGAATCCAGATTAAACATCTCATTGCTGATGCTTGATATTGAGCATCTGGCGCGCGGTAAGGGGCTGCGTTGAGATAAGAGCCAGTTCATTACAAAGCCTATCTACGGGTGGGCTTGATAATGAAACCGGAATTTATTCTGGGCAACCAGTTACGGCAGTACAGCGAAACAACCCAAGCCAGTAAGTGGGGAAATAACACTGGCAGCCACTGAAAGATGAACCTCCTGCCTTATGGCAAAAAAAGATTCTTTGTGGTGGCGGACTGATGGAAAGACATCGGTTATTGCAGAGGCCATTCAATGAGTGGTCTCGACAATGGCTTATACCCTACACGGGATAACTTAACTGATATCCCTTTTAACGGATAAACGGAGCCAACAATGGCAGAGATTATTCCCATGACTGAAGAACAGAAATTCAAGTTAGAAATTTACCGACTGCTATCTAAGAACAATTCAGCGGCAGAGGAAGCTTTTGCATTCATTGGTGCTGACCAGCTGAAACTGGAATTGTTCAAGTTGCACTACAACGATGGCGGTGCAAATCCAGACTTCACATCTCGCACTATCGAAGCGGTGCGTAAATCGAAGGAAGCGTTAGACCTGTTCACTACCGGAGCATGATGTGAGCCGCGTAATCAATTTGGGTAAGGAGAAGAAATTCCCAATTACTCAAGAGCTATACGAGAGGCTGGAAAGCGTCATTCATGATTACGATGGTGAAATCAGTTTATGCGAGGCGATTGGCACACTCGAATTGCTGAAGCAGTCACTGATTGAAAGCGCGAAAGAGTCCTCAACCTGAAATAACAACTAAGTGAGATGAATATGGCGACTGAACCAAAAGCTGGTCGCCCCTCTGATTATATGCCGGAGGTGGCTGACGATATCTGCTCGTTGCTTTCTTCTGGCGAAAGTTTGCTGAAAGTATGTAAGCGTCCTGGTATGCCGGATAAGTCCACTGTTTTCCGCTGGTTGGCAAAGCATGAGGATTTTCGCGACAAGTACGCGAAGGCAACTGAGGCACGAGCTGATTCTATTTTCGAAGAGATATTCGAAATTGCTGACAATGCGATTCCAGATGCTGCTGAGGTGGCAAAGGCAAGACTTCGCGTTGATACCCGCAAATGGGCGCTGGCCCGAATGAATCCCCGTAAGTATGGCGACAAGGTAACTAACGAGCTTGTCGGTAAGGACGGCGGCGCAATTCAGATTGAAACATCACCGATGAGCACTCTATTCGGAAAATGACCTCGATTAATCCTATCTTTGAACCGTTCATTGAGGCGCATCGCTACAAAGTTGCCAAAGGCGGTCGAGGTAGCGGTAAATCATGGGCAATTGCGAGGCTGCTTGTTGAAGCGGCGCGCCGGCAGCCTGTGCGTATTCTCTGCGCTCGTGAACTGCAAAACAGTATCAGCGATTCGGTAATCCGGTTGCTTGAAGACACCATAGAGCGGGAAGGGTATTCGGCTGAGTTTGAAATTCAGCGTTCAATGATTCGTCATCTCGGAACGAATGCTGAATTCATGTTCTACGGCATCAAAAACAACCCGACGAAGATTAAATCGCTCGAAGGCATTGATATCTGCTGGGTGGAAGAAGCGGAAGCGGTAACGAAGGAATCATGGGATATCCTGATACCAACCATCCGTAAGCCGTTCTCTGAAATATGGGTGAGCTTTAACCCGAAAAACATCCTCGACGATACCTATCAGCGATTCGTCGTAAACCCTCCTGATGATATTTGTCTGCTGACGGTGAACTACACCGACAATCCGCACTTTCCTGAAGTTCTCCGTCTGGAGATGGAAGAGTGCAAACGCAGAAATCCGACACTGTATCGTCACATCTGGCTTGGTGAGCCAGTAAGCGCAAGTGATATGGCAATCATCAAACGTGAATGGCTTGAAGCCGCAACCGATGCGCACAAGAAACTCGGATGGAAAGCGAAAGGCGCGGTTGTTTCTGCACATGACCCGTCAGATACAGGGCCAGATGCTAAAGGTTACGCATCGCGTCACGGTTCGGTGGTTAAGCGCATTGCCGAAGGTCTGCTGATGGACATCAACGAGGGTGCTGACTGGGCTACTTTGCTGGCGATTGAAGACAGCGCTGACCATTACCTGTGGGATGGTGATGGTGTTGGTGCGGGGCTACGCAGACAGACAACGGAAGCGTTCTCCGGCAAGAAAATCACCGCCACGATGTTCAAGGGTAGCGAATCGCCATTCGATGAAGATGCACCATATCAGGCCGGAGCATGGGCCGATGAAGTCGTACAGGGCGACAACGTTCGCACTATTGGCGATGTGTTCCGCAATAAGCGAGCGCAATTCTATTACGCGCTGGCTGACAGGCTGTATCTGACATATCGGGCGGTTGTTCACGGTGAGTATGCAGACCCCGACGACATGCTGAGTTTCGACAAAGAAGCGATAGGCGAGAAGATGCTGGAGAAGCTGTTTGCAGAACTGACGCAGATTCAGCGCAAATTCAATAACAACGGGAAGCTTGAGCTAATGACTAAGGTCGAAATGAAGCAGAAGCTCGGTATTCCATCTCCTAACCTGGCTGATGCGCTGATGATGTGTATGCATTGCCCGGCATTGGTCCGCGAAGAAACAGAAATATACGTTCCCTCATCCTCCGGTTGGTAAACATGGCAGAGACATTAGAGAAAAAACATGAGCGGATCATGCTCAGGTTTGACCGCGCCTATTCTCCACAGAAGGAAGTGCGCGAAAAGTGCATTGAAGCTACGAGGTTTGCTCGTGTCCCCGGAGGTCAATGGGAAGGAGCAACGGCGGCTGGAACTAAGCTTGATGAGCAGTTCGAGAAGTATCCTAAGTTTGAAATCAATAAGGTAGCAACTGAACTTAACCGCATCATTGCAGAATACCGCAATAATAGAATCACCGTTAAGTTTCGTCCTGGTGACAGAGAGGCAAGCGAAGAGTTAGCCAATAAATTAAATGGTCTGTTCCGTGCTGACTACGAAGAAACTGATGGCGGTGAGGCTTGCGATAATGCATTTGACGACGCTGCTACTGGTGGTTTCGGTTGCTTCCGTTTGACGTCGATGCTGGTCAATGAATACGACCCCATGGACGATCGTCAGCGTATTGCTATTGAACCAATATACGACCCGTCGCGCTCTGTGTGGTTTGACCCTGACGCTAAGAAGTACGACAAATCTGACGCGTTGTGGGCGTTCTGCATGTATTCGTTGTCACCTGAAAAATATGAGGCTGAATACGGAAAGAAACCTCCTGCTTCTCTGGACGTAACGTCTATGACCAGTTGGGAATATGACTGGTTTGATGAAGATGTTATTTACATAGCGAAGTATTACGAAGTTCGTAAAGAGTCTGTTGACGTCATCAGTTATCGACATCCAATCACTGGAGAGGTTGCAACATACGACAGTGATCAGGTTGAAGATATAGAAGATGAACTGGCAATAGCTGGATTTCAGGAAGTGGCAAGGCGCTCAGTGAAGCGCCGTCGTGTGTATGTATCCGTAGTGGATGGTGATGGTTTCCTTGAGAAACCTCGACGTATTCCTGGTGAGCATATCCCCCTCATCCCGGTTTATGGAAAACGCTGGTTCATTGATGACATTGAGCGTGTCGAAGGGCACATTGCAAAAGCAATGGATCCACAGCGTTTGTACAACCTTCAGGTTTCAATGCTGGCTGATACTGCAGCGCAAGACCCCGGTCAGATCCCTATAGTTGGCATGGAGCAAATTCGTGGACTTGAGAAGCACTGGGAGGCTCGCAACAAGAAACGCCCAGCGTTCTTGCCGTTGCGCGAAGTGAGAGATAAATCTGGCAACATTATCGCTGGAGCTACCCCGGCAGGATATACACAGCCTGCGGTTATGAATCAGGCATTGGCTGCATTACTACAGCAAACCAGTGCAGATATTCAGGAGGTTACAGGCGGCAGTCAGGCCATGCAGCAGATGCCAAGTAATATTGCTCAGGAAACGGTTAACAACTTGATGAACAGAGCAGATATGGCTTCGTTTATCTATCTGGACAATATGGCGAAAAGTCTTAAACGCGCTGGTGAAGTATGGCTGTCAATGGCGCGTGAAGTGTACGGTTCAGAACGTGAAGTGCGCATCGTTAACGAAGATGGAAGTGATGATATCGCTGTCCTGAGCGCACAGGTTGTTGACAGGCAAACAGGGGCTGTTGTTGCGTTAAATGACCTTTCTGTCGGTCGATACGATGTGACGGTTGATGTTGGACCAAGCTACACAGCACGACGTGATGCAACGGTTTCTGTACTGACAAATGTCCTTAGCTCTATGCTTCCAACAGACCCAATGCGCCCGGCAATTCAGGGTATTATTCTGGACAATATCGATGGCGAAGGCCTTGATGACTTCAAAGAGTACAACCGAAACCAACTGCTGATATCTGGTATTGCAAAACCACGCAATGAGAAAGAGCAGCAGATTGTTCAACAGGCGCAAATGGCAGCACAAAGCCAGCCAAATCCTGAAATGGTTCTCGCTCAGGCGCAAATGGTAGCAGCGCAGGCAGAAGCGCAAAAAGCAACTAACGAAACTGCTCAAACTCAAATCAAAGCATTTACTGCCCAGCAGGATGCGATGGAGAGTCAGGCAAACACTGTCTATAAACTGGCCCAAGCCAGAAACATCGATGACAAAGCAGTGATGGAGGCAATACGCCTTCTGAAAGATGTCTCCGAGTCACAACAACAGCAATTCCAGTCACCACCACAGTCTCCGGCAGACTTAATGCCGAGTTAACTAGGAGTAATCAATGGAAAACGAACTGATCATCGACGGTCAGGTTATTGGCCTGTCTGAAACACAGGAAAATGCAGAAGAAACCATCATCCAAACAGAGTCACAGCCTGAGAATGAAAGCCAGGATGACAACGGTAAAGAGGTGGCAACTGAGCCTGAAAAAACCGAAGAGACACCAGAAGATTACGCCTTGCGTATTGGTGATGAAGAAATTCAGCTTAACGCTGACGATGATGATCACATTGACGGGCAACCTGCACCGCAATGGGTGAAAGATCTTCGCAAAGGCTTCAAAGAAACACAGAAAGAAAACCGTGAGTTGCGCCGCCAGCTTGAGGAAGCATTAGCCAAGCCTGCGGAACATCAGCAACCACAACCAGACGCTATTCCACCAAAACCGACTCTTGAGTCGTGTGATTATGACGAACAGGCGTTTGAACAGGCATTGACTGATTGGCATGAGAAAAAAGGCCGTGTCGAACAGCAGCAGCAACAAAAACTACGTCAGCAACAGGAATACCAACAGCGTTTCCAGCAAAGGGTAGAAGCGCATAAACAACGGGCAGCCAAACTTCCTGTGAAAGATTATCAGGAAATGGAGGCCATTGTTCTTAGTGAGCTACCACCAATTCAGCAGGAAATCATCATTCACTGTGCAGACGAAGGCTCTGAACTACTCGCCTATGGCTTAGGTAAGAGCCAGCAATTACGCCAGCGTGTAGCCGCTGAGACAGATCCAATTCGCGCAGCATTCCTCTTGGGGCAGATTAGCAAACAGGTAAGCCTTGCTCCAAAACCAAAGAAAGCCATCAAGCCAGAGCCGGAAGTACGTGGTGGCGGTGCTGATGCGAAACAAGACGAATTCAACAAATTATGCCCCGGCGCAAAAATCGAATAAGGAAAAGATAAATGCCTAACAATCTCGACAGTAACGTCAGTCAAATCGTTCTGAAAAAATTCCTTCCTGGTTTTATGTCAGATTTAGTTCTGGCGAAAACCGTAGACCGTCAGTTGCTGGCAGGTGAAATCAACTCCAGCACTGGCGATAGCGTTAGCTTTAAACGTCCGCATCAATTCTCATCCCTCCGTACTCCCACTGGTGATATTTCAGGGCAAAATAAAAACAACCTGATCTCAGGTAAAGCTACGGGGCGTGTAGGTAACTACATCACTGTTGCTGTTGAATATCAGCAACTGGAGGAAGCGATCAAGCTTAACCAACTGGAAGAAATTCTCGCGCCGGTTCGCCAGCGAATCGTTACCGACCTTGAAACAGAGCTTGCTCACTTCATGATGAATAACGGTGCGTTGTCACTTGGTAGCCCCAATACTCCAATCACCAAATGGTCTGATGTTGCGCAGACGGCATCTTTCCTGAAAGACCTCGGCGTTAATGAAGGTGAAAACTATGCTGTAATGGATCCATGGTCTGCACAGCGACTTGCTGATGCGCAGACTGGTTTGCACGCTTCAGATCAATTGGTTCGTACTGCATGGGAGAATGCGCAGATTCCAACCAATTTTGGCGGCATTCGCGCACTGATGTCTAATGGGCTTGCCTCTCGTACGCAGGGGGCATTTGGCGGAACACTGACAGTCAAAACACAGCCAACTGTTACCTATAACGCAGTTAAAGACTCATACCAGTTCACTGTAACATTGACCGGAGCGACAGCCAGCGTTACAGGTTTTCTGAAAGCTGGTGATCAGATTAAATTCACCAATACCTACTGGCTGCAACAGCAGACCAAACAGGCGTTGTATAACGGAGCCACACCAATTAGCTTCACTGCAACGGTTACTGCTGATGCTAATTCAGACAGCAGTGGCGATGTGACGGTTACGCTTTCTGGTGTTCCGATTTATGACACTACAAACCCGCAGTACAACTCTGTAAGTCGTCAGGTAGCGGCAGGCGATGCCGTATCTGTAGTAGGCACTGCTAGCCAGACAATGAAGCCAAACCTGTTCTATAACAAGTTCTTCTGTGGACTTGGCTCTATCCCACTGTCGAAACTGCACAGTATTGATTCTGCTGTTGCAACATATGAAGGTTTCTCCATCCGCGTACACAAATACGCAGATGGCGATGCCAACGTGCAAAAAAATGCGCTTTGACTTACTGCCTGCATATGTGTGCTTTAACCCTCACATGGGCGGTCAGTTCTTCGGTAATCCGTAATAACAAGGGGCTTCCGCCCCTTTTATGTTTTAAGGAAACAATATGGATCGCATGAGTGTATTCCTTGCCGCAGATAACGAATCCGGACATGTACAGGCCGTTATCGCAGAAAAAGACTTCCAGTTTTTCGAAAAGTTGGGCTTTGTTGCCTCAGTTGATGAATTAAAACCGACCAGTAAGCGAGGTCGTAAGGCGGCAGACAATGGCAACAGTACTGACAAAGGGTGAGATCGTCCTTTTTGCGCTTCGTAAGTTTGCTATTGCTTCTAATGCATCGCTGACTGATGTTGAGCCGCAATCAATTGAAGATGGTGTAAATGATCTGGAAGATATGATGTCCGAGTGGATGATTAACCCCGGCGACATTGGTTACGCTTTCGCAACTGGAGATGAGCAGCCATTACCAGATGATGAGTCAGGTCTTCCAAGAAAATACAAACACGCAGTAGGCTATCAGTTATTGCTGAGAATGCTATCTGATTACAGCCTTGAACCAACTCCGCAAGTTCTCAGTAACGCCCAACGCTCATATGATGCCTTGATGACCGACACTCTGGTTGTTCCTTCAATGCGACGACGTGGAGATTTTCCTGTAGGACAGGGTAATAAATATGACGTGTTTACATCTGACCGATATTATCCAGGCGATCTCCCTCTGATTGATGGCGATATCCCAAACGCATAGGTGAATAAATGCCGATTCAGCAACTTCCGCTCATGAAAGGTGTCGGCAAAGACTTCCGAAATGCCGACTATATCGACTATCTGCCAGTGAATATGCTGGCTACACCCAAAGAAATCCTGAACAGCAGCGGATATCTTCGCTCATTCCCGGGCATTGCCAAACGTTCTGATGTGAACGGAGTATCGCGAGGCGTCGAGTACAACATGGCGCAGAATGTTGTTTATCGCGTGTGTGGCGGCAAGCTGTACAAAGGAGAAAGTGAAGTCGGTGATGTTGCCGGAAGTGGTCGTGTATCAATGGCGCATGGTCGAACATCTCAGGCTGTAGGCGTTAATGGTCAACTGGTTGAGTATCGCTATGATGGCACGGTTAAAACCGTCTCAAACTGGCCTACAGACAGCGGATTCACGCAGTATGAGTTAGGTTCGGTCCGTGACATTACGCGCTTACGTGGTCGTTATGCGTGGTCAAAAGACGGCACTGATTCATGGTTTATCACTGACCTTGAAGACGAATCGCATCCTGACCGCTACAGTGCACAATATCGTGCCGAGTCTCAGCCTGACGGAATCATCGGCATAGGTACATGGCGAGACTTCATCGTCTGCTTTGGTTCATCGACGATTGAATATTTCTCCCTGACTGGTGCAACCACTGTTGGTGCCTCTTTGTATGTCGCACAGCCATCGCTGATGGTGCAAAAAGGCATCGCCGGAACTTACTGCAAAACGCCGTTTGCTGATTCCTATGCGTTTATCAGCAATCCGGCAACGGGTGCTCCATCTGTATACATCATCGGCTCCGGTCAGGTATCACCAATCGCCAGTGCGAGCATTGAGAAAATCCTCCGCTCCTACACTGCTGATGAACTGGCTGATGGCGTGATGGAATCGTTGCGCTTTGATGCTCATGAGTTGCTGATTATCCACCTGCCGCGCCACGTCCTAGTGTATGACGCATCTTCAAGCGCTAATGGTCCGCAATGGTGTGTACTGAAAACAGGCCTGTATGACGATGTGTACCGCGCTATCGACTTCATTTACGAAGGCAATCAGATAACGTGCGGCGACAAGCTGGAGTCCGTGACCGGGAAATTGCAATTCGATATCAGCAGCCAGTACGACAAGCAACAGGAACACCTGCTGTTTACTCCGTTGTTCAAAGCGGATAACGCCAGAGTTTTCGACCTTGAAGTTGAATCTTCAACTGGCGTTGCGCAGTATGCTGACCGCCTGTTCCTCTCTGCAACTACTGACGGCATCAATTACGGGCGTGAGCAGATGATTGAGCAGAATGAACCGTTCGTTTACGACAAACGCGTTTTGTGGAAGCGAGTCGGGCGCATCAGGAAAAATGTCGGCTTCAAATTGCGCGTTATCACGAAGTCACCTGTCACTCTGTCTGGCTGCCAGATAAGGATTGAGTAATGGCGGATTCGAATCTCAATGTGCCGGTAATCATTCAGGCTACACGGCTCGACACATCAGTCCTTCCACGCAATATCTTCTCGCAGTCGTATCTGCTTTACGTTATCGCACAGGGTACTGATGTTGGTAACGTGGCTAACAAAGCCAACGAGGCCGGACAGGGCGCTTATGATGCACAGGTCAGGAACGATGAGCAGGATGTCACCCTTGCAGACCATGAATCCAGAATTGAAGCAGCTGAAGCAACTCTCATCAATCATGAGCATAGAATTGCAGCAGCGGAAAGCACTCTTGCAGATCATGAAACAAGGATTACGGCTGCTGAAACAGAGCTGGCTGATCACGAGACGAGAATTGCTGCCAATGAATCTGAGTTAGCAAACCATGATGCGCGCATAACTCAGAATACAACCGATATCGACGCACTTGATACCAGGCTCACAGCGGCAGAGGGAAGTATTTCGACGCTACAAAGCACAGTTGGTGATCACTCAACAAGAATATCTGCGCTTGAGTATGCCACCACGCGCAAGAAATCAGAGGTTGTTTACTCAGGGGTATCGGTAACAATTCCGACAGCGCCTACCAACCTTGTTAGCCTGCTGAAAACGTTCACGCCGTCATCCGGCACGTTGGCACCATTCTTCGACACCGTTAACAACAAGATGGTTGTGTTCAACGAGAACAAAACCCTGTTCTTCAAGCTGTCGATCGTCGGGACGTGGCCCAGCGGAACCGCCAACAGGTCAATGCAGCTAACCTTTTCCGGCTCTGTTCCTGACACACTGGTTAGCAGTCGTAATGCGGCGACAACAACCGACAACATCCTGTTAGCTACGTTCTTCAGCGTGGATAAAGACGGATTTCTTGCCACAAATGGCAGTACGTTAACCATCCAGTCAAATGGTGCGGCGTTTACTGCCACAACCATCAAGATAATCGCGGAGCAGTGATGATTCAGTTCAAACCAACGCGAAACATCGACCTGATCGAAGCAGTCGGAAATCACCCTGACATTATTGCCGGGAGCAACAACGGTGATGGATACGACTACAAACCTGATTGCCGTTACTTTGAGGTGAACGTGCACGGGCAGTTCGGCGGCATTGTTTACTATCAGGAGATTCAGCCGCTGACATTCGATTGCCACGCCATGTACCTGCCAGAGATTCGCGGCTTCAGCAAGGAAATCGGGCTGGCGTTCTGGCGATACATTCTGACTAACACCACCGTTCAGTGCGTTACATCGTTCGCTGCACGCAAATTCCGCCACGGTCAGATGTATTGCGCAATGATTGGCCTTAATCGTGTAGGAACCATCAAGAAATACTTCAAAGGCGTGGATGACGTGACGTTTTACAGCGCCACACGCGAAGAACTAATCGACTTCCTGAATCACGGGAGATAGCCATGTTATATGCATTTAAGCTGGGCAGAAAACTGCGCGGCGAGGAACCTTATTGCCCTGAAAAAGGCGGGAAAGGTGGCAGTTCTGATAAAAGCGCAAAGTATGCCGCAGAAGCTCAGAAGTATGCAGCAGACCTGCAAAATCAGCAGTTCAACACCATCATGAACAACCTGAAGCCGTTTACTCCTCTGGCTGATAAGTATGTCGGCAGCCTCGAGAACTTATCGTCTCTGGAAGGGCAAGGTCAGGCACTTAACCAGTATTACAACTCTCAGCAGTACAAAGATCTTGCTGGTCAGGCTCGTTATCAGAGTCTGGCGGCAGCGGAAGCAACAGGTGGATTAGGTTCCACCGCAACCAGTAATCAGTTAGCAACAATCGCACCAACGCTAGGTCAGCAATGGCTATCTGGACAAATGAACAATTACAACAACCTGGCAAATATCGGTCTTGGCGCTCTTCAGGGGCAGGCAAACGCCGGGCAAACATATGCCAACAACATGAGTCAGATTTCGCAGCAAAGTGCGGCTCTTGCAGCGGCAAATGCCAACAGACCATCAGCAATGCAATCTGCTATTGGCGGAGGTGCGTCTGGTGCTATTGCTGGGGCCGGACTTGCGAAATTAATTGGTTCATCAACTCCGTGGGGGGCTGCGATCGGCGGCGGTCTTGGTCTGCTTGGCTCGTTGTTTTAAGGGGTAATCAATGGCTACGTGGCAACAGGGTATTAATTCTGGTGGTTTTCTGGCTGGCATCGGTACGCAAAATGAGAATGCGCCAAAGGCAAGCGACATTAACGCAACGCTTGGTATGATCCGCGAAAACAATGAACTGGCTCGCTCAGGTGCAAATAACGTTGGCCTGACCGCGTTACGTGGTCTGGCTGGAGTTGCTGATATTTACAATCAGGAACAGCAACAGAAAGCTATTAGTGCGTTCAATAAGGTTCACGCTGATGCATGGGCTTCTGGTGATCCATCGGGACTATTTAAGTTTGCCCAGGAAAATCCAGCGTTTGTTGCACAGGCACAACAGGCGTTTTCCGGTCTTAATGATCAGCAACGCAACGATATGGGCGATTTAGCCATGAGGGCTAACGTCGCTCTTTCTCAGGGACCGGAAGCCTACAGTAAATTCATTACTGACAACAAGGACAGGTTAAATCGCGTGGGGGCGAATGCTGACTGGATGATTCAGACAGGTATTCAGAATCCAGAGCAGCTATCACACATGCTGACTACTATGTCTCTCGGTGCGCTTGGACCAGAAAAGGCGTTTGCTGTTCAGGATAAGATGGTTGGTCGCCAACTTGAGAAAGGGCGATTGGATGAAAGCATCCGTCAGGCTGACATGGAGAATGCGAGAGGATGGGCAAATATCCAGAACGCTCAACTAGACAGGGCTCAGCGGGCACAAATGCACTCAGATGAGATGGGATTGAAGCTAATGGAGCTGGGGCAAAAAGGTAAGCCGTCAGCAGACTTAATTAAGGGATTAAATTCTGACATTACCAATTTTGGCAAAAATTATAACTCTGTCAGAGCGGCGGCAAACTCTCTGCAAGCCCTTAGCAAGGTAAATACTGGCGCTGCCCAACTTGGGATTATCTTTAATTACATGAAGTCTCTCGACCCTCAGTCAGTTGTTCGCGAAGGTGAACAGGTTCAGGTCATGCGCTCTGATGGCATATGGGGGCAGATAAAAGGATATGTAGACCAGCTTAATGCAGGGAATGGCTTGTCACAGGAAGCGAGGGATAACATTGTTAACGCAGCAAAAATTAACGCCAACGCTATGGGGCAGCAGTTTAACCAGCAGGTAGACGAATATCTGGATACGTATGGAGATACTATTCCTCAGGGGCTGAAAAAAAGCTTAGGGAGAAGGAAGGCCAAGCTATTTGACGATGTCCCAGCGCAGCCTACACCACAAGGTGGTAATGGGCAGACAAAAGCTGCGCCAAGTGGGATATCAGAAGGCGCGACGGCAACGAACCCTAAAACTGGTCAGAAACTCATTTACAGGAACGGACAATGGCAACCGATGTAGGTTTACCCGAAGGCTTTGTTCTCGATAATCAGCCTGATAACTCACAGCTTCCTGATGGTTTTGTGCTTGATGCCCAACCAGAACAGCAGCAATCACCTTTGGTTTCGCCAGAGGAAAATTCCAGACAGGAAAATGTTGTTAATAATGCTAACGGTTTCGACCGTTTTATGTATGGCGTTCTCAGTGGATTGATGGATGTTGGTAAAGGTGTTGGCCTGTTTCAGGATATGACACCAGAAGAGCAAGCCGCAATTCAGTCTCTACAGCAGAAGTTAGCGGCAAAACCATCAACCGCACAAGATGTTGGTGAGTTTGTTGGACAAGCAGCGCCATTTGTTAGTGGTGGTGGGATTATTTCTCAGGTTCCGAAAGGGGCGGCAAGGCTGGCTGCCGCCGCAGGGCTTGGTGCTGGAGAAGGGGCTATTGTAGCCAATGGAACAAATAGCGATGTTGCTTCTGGAGCTGCTATTGGCGCTGTGGCTGGCCCTGTAGCAGAGATTGTTGGTCCAGCGCTTGGGAAGATTGCAGGAAAAATTAAAAATAGTGCCGGAGATATTTATCGCTCATCCGTAGGGATGGGTAGTAAATCATCTAAAGCAACGTTAAAGAAAGCTGCTGGCGCAATGGACAATAAATTTATCGGCGGGCAACGAGCTATTCAAGATTTCGCCGATGAAGTTAATCCTGATTTTAACGCGATAAATGCTATTCGTGAGCTAGAACTGGAAAATTATGCCACTCCAGGCATGATCTCTAATAATCCTGCTGTCAGGGCTCTTGATAATGCAGTGGCAAGTCTCCCTGGAACAGAGATTAGTGAGGCGCATAAGCGTTTTATTACTGAATTAGGAAGAAAAGCTGATGAAATGATAACTTCATTTGGGGGAAGCCTTGATAAGCAACTGGTTTCTGACAGGCTTGCAGATAATTTTGATAAAACCATTTCATCATTACAAAATCAGTCAGATAACATCTACAACAAAATTGCCGAAAAGGTTCCTGTAAGAGACCGGATTGAGGCAACTAATACATTGAATTTTTTAGAGGATTTTGCTGATGATATAGGTGGAATTGATGAATTATCTCCAATAATGAAGCGGACATTGAACCGACTTGATCCAAACACCTTGCCAACGTATGGGCGTTTAGATCTCGCTAGAAAGCAGGTTGGGCAAGCTATTGGCAAAGGCTCTGGCCCATTCAAGGATGAAGAAACAGGTGTTCTTAAAAAGTTATATGCGGCTATAACAGATGACCAACAGGCTGTCGCAGAAAAATATGGCGCAGGGGAGTTATGGACGCTTGGTAAGGAGTTGGTAAAAACACGAAAATCCATTGAAGATGATGCCGTAACCGTTTTGGGTAGAAAACTTCAGCAATCAGCAATTCCAAAAGTTGAAAGTGCCGTTGTTAATATGGCAAAAGGAAACGGTGGTGACTTTAGGCAATTAATGAAGTCAATTCCAAAGGATATGCGGCAGGAAGTTGCGCTCACCTCAATGAATAAAGCATTTACCAGCTATGCTAAATCACCAGGCCAGCAATTAGGGGTTGATGGATTTGTAAAATGGTATAACGGAATGTCACGCAATGGGGCCAATATGAAGGCTCTCCGTGATGCTATTGGCACAGATGCATCAAAGCGCCTTGATACGATTTATCAAGCAGCCAAGGCTATGAATAGACTCAATACTGGTAAGCAGTATGCTAGCAGCCTTGTGGATCAGCAAGTTAATAACTTTCTGAAAGAAAAGGGTAGTCTCGCAAAAATTTATGGAATAGCCTCAAAAGCTGCTGCGGCGGAAGGTATTACAAGCTTATCTGGTCTTCCTGGTGTAGGTGCAACAGGGGTGATAACGTCAGCATTGATGTCAGGGAAAACAAGCAGGATAAAGGCTGCTGATGCTCTACTGTCTTCTCCTGAGTTTAAATCAATGCTATTTCGCCTGCAAAACGCACCAGTAGACAGAGCAGAAGTGAGACGCGTAATAGAAAGGAAACTGATGCAATCTGGGGCATTTAAGAGATGGGAGAAAACCTTATCAACAGATGAAGCAAAAACCATTGCCCGCACGGGGATTATTACATGGCTCGCTAGTGACAGTTAGTCAACTTTGGTTATTTTGCCTTCTTTTTCTTGATGAACTTTGCATCCATCATCTTTTGATAGCCAAACTAAAAACTTTAAAACCTTAAACACAAGTACGGCTACTGCAATGAAAGCACCAATTGCAATTATTGCTAGCGAAATTATTTGCATTGGTGCTTTTAATGCAGGGAAAATAGTGTAAATGATCGCGAAAACAGTAATTATGAGGAACCATCGCTTCACACCAACCTCCTTAGTTTTGAGCAGGATACCATGAAAAAAGTTAACATTGGAAACGTACCAAAAATGCTCGTTCCGCTCTTTGAGAGCGGTACAATTGTGTTTTGCAGAGACTTTCCAGAATGGCAACGCCTGCATCAAAAACTTGGCGTGGACGTGCAGGACTCGGATGCCAACGGAGCGTCTCATACAATGAGCAGCGAGAATGGTGTTTTGCATGTGATAGGTGTGTTCAATGGCAAACTATCTACTATTGCCCATGAGTGCGCTCACATGGCATTCGATATCTGCTCAAGGGTCGGCGTTGATGTTGAACCAGGAAGAGCCAACGAGACTTACTGCTACTTAATGAGCAGGCTTGTTGAGTTCTGCGAGCGACATATCAAAAAGCCGGAGTGACCCGGCTTGATTATTACTTTTTGCTGTCTGGAGTTCGCTTATCTAATACCCAGCCATGACCTGGCTTTGTTGTTGGCGGAAGCCTTTCGTTGTCCTTGACGGTGGCAAAATTGTCTTTCTTACCTCCGCGCGGGCCAACTTCTTGGTATATTCCGCCGTTTTTTCCTGTGTTTTCACCTGGTTTTTTCGCCATGATATACCTCAACATGCACCCGTTATTGGGCGATTAAATATTGATCTCATTTTATGAGTAGTCAATATGGTCCAAAAAAGGCAAAAATTAACCCACCGTCAGGTGGTTTTTTTGTTTAGCAGTTCTCTCAACTTTTCGTTCTGCTCTCTGAACTTTTCCTGTATTTCTTTTTGCATGGCGATAACCTGGGCTTGAAGTTGAACTAGCGCATCAACATTTAGCGGAACCGAGACGCTGTTGATTTTATCTGCTATTTCCCCGAGTGTATTTTCTGCATTCAAGGCATCTTCCAGTATCTGAACAATCTCTGAGTTCATTGATCTGCCGTTACGTTTGGCTCGTTCAGCTATAGCATCCCGCATTCCTGCAGGAAGCCTGATATTGAACCTATCCATTTCATGACTAGGGAACTTGCTCATATGACCTCAACGTAAAGATGTTCGCTAAACAATAGCACCAACTTGACATCAAAATAAATGGTGTTAAATTGGTTCTAGAACCAAGTTGGTATCATTGTGGGAGGATTACTTATGAAAGATGTGCTTTACACAGGTCGTAAAAGTCAAAGTTTCCAGCTTCGTTTGCCAGCGCGAATGAAGGAGGAGATTAGACGTGTTGCTGAAATGGATGGAATTTCTATCAACTCTGCGATTGTGCAGCGACTGGCTAAAAGCCTGAGAGAGGAAAGAGCTAATGCCCAGTAAAAATAGTGAAGCCCGGCAGTGCGTGAACACAAACCGGGCCTCTATGTCAGTAACCGTATGCAAGGAAACTAACATGAATATTGTAGCAAAATCAGATTATAACTTCCACGGAGTTGAATTGGTGCCCACCCGTGATATGCATGGTGTTTGGTTTACATCATCTAATATTGCATCTGCACTTAAATACGCAAATAGTCGTGCAGTAACAATGATTTATAACAAGTATAGCGATGAGTTTAGCGCCGGAATGACTCAGGTACTCGAAGTGAGTACCTCAGGAAATTATCGCAAAAAAGTGCGTGTTTTCTCACTACGCGGTGCCCACCTAATCGCGATGTTTGCTCGCACTCAGGTAGCCAAAGAGTTCCGCCGCTGGGTGCTGGATATTTTGGATCGGCAGGCAGAATGCTCACCGATTGCAAAACAGTTTACTGACGAAGAACTGGTTAATCTCTGCTACTTACAATTGTGGATGGAGAAGAGTCAACAAATGTGCAAACACATCTACCCAGGAATGAAGCAAATTGGTTCTGAGCTTTCAGGAAGGATTTACGATATTGCATATGAGACTCGCTACATGTCAGAAGAAACCAAGAAATCACTTCTTCGTGAAATGAAGAATCTTGATACCAACAATTTTGTCGTAAAGAACGCTCAGCCAATGCTGGCAAAACTGCGCGGCGAGGAATGGATTCATTGATTGGTGCGCCGGACGGCGCAAAAAGAAAACCGCCAGTGTGCTGCTGGCGGCCTATGTCACACCCTTACTACCACATAAGGAATGCCTAATGACTTTTAAGAATGTAGCAAACATCGGATCCGTTGTCACGGATAAAACCATTGATAGCCAGTACCTGTTAGAGATGGTCAATCATGCTCGTAGACAGTGCGGGGAAAAAGAAGTCCGCAATAACGACTTTATTGCACGCATTAAGGATGAACTTGAAGGTGAGCACTACGAAATTTTCGTAGTTCAAAAATCAAACAAGACAACTTCTGAAAAAGTTGTTATGTCAATTAAGCAAGCCCTTCGAGTGGCTGCTCGTGAATCTAAAGCTGTTCGCCGCTCACTTGTAGACCAACTTGAAAGTATGCAAGAAGCGCACATTAAAAGCGGTAAATCGTCTAGTGGACTTGTTGAGTATCGCCAGGCGCGAACATTGAAAATGACGGTTGAAGCTGTTACCAATCTGTTCGATTTGATGCCAAATCTTGCGCCGGAAGCAAAGCAGACTGCGGCAGCAAGCATAATCAACCCGATCGTTGGTTTTAATGCAATACCTCTTCCAGCAATAGAAGAGCATTACTACTCAGCAGGGGAGGTTGCAGAGCAGCTTGGGGTAACGGCCAACAAGATTGGTCGCATTGCTAACGCAAACAACCTCAAAACTGAGCAGTACGGGAAGTTCTTCCTGGATAAATCTGCGCATTCCAGCAAACAGGTGGAAGCATTCCGCTACAATGAGGAAGGTGTTAAAGCACTACAACACCTGATTCATGGGAGTAATGTTGCATAATGGCAAAGAAAAAATATGGCATTATGCCGCCAAGAATCAAAGGAAGAGCCAGGGTAAAAGGCGATGCTGGAAGGTATCACATTCTTGGAGTTCTGTGGCATGAGAGAGCTTTAATTTTAAGTAGACCTCATGGGTACATTGAAAAGATATCTATAGATAGAGTAGAGATTCTTCCCCTTACACCTGAAGAAGAAGAAACGTACGGACTTTTTGATAACTAACCAACTAAACCCGCTTAATCGCGGGTTTTTTCTTTTCTAAGGATATCAGCCGCAACTTCTTTTACTCGCTCCGAGATTAATGAGGCCAACCTCTCTTCTTCATCACGATACCCGCTTACAGGTGATGGTTTGGAGAGTGATTCTTCCATCGTAGCCACAATTTCGGAATTGATAGACCTGTTATTCATTTTTGCACGCTGCTTAATCTTAGCGTGCAACTCGTGCGTAAGCCTCAAGTGGAACTGCGCCTCATCGTATTTGCTGTACATCATCAATGCCTCACCAAATGGGTGGAATGGCATCGTAAAACCTACTGTACAAATCAACAATCGTACCATTTCGGTATGCAACAAACATCAACCGTAGCCATGCTGCGGCGATTCATTGTATCTGGAGCAAATTAAATGACAGACATTACAGCCAATGTTGTAGTGAGCATGCCTTCGCAACTCTTCACTATGGCTCGTTCTTTTAAAGCCGTAGCCAATGGCAAAATCTATATCGGTAAAATTGACACGGACCCGGTAAATCCTGAAAACCAGATTCAGGTTTATGTGGAGAACGAAGACGGTTCTCACGTTCCTGTTTCGCAACCAATCATCATTAACGCTGCTGGATATCCGGTATATAACGGACAGATTGCCAAGTTCGTAACTGTGCAAGGCCATTCTATGGCTGTTTATGATGCGTATGGTGCGCAGCAGTTCTATTTTCCGAATGTGCTGAAGTATGACCCCGACCAATTGCGTCAGCAAATTGAAAGTAATGGGGGCGCATCAATAATAGGGACGGCAACTGGCACTACTGTTCAGGAAGAGTTAAATAAGTTAAAGAGTCTTCCTTTTCTGTATCCAGAGCTCTATTTTGATGGGAATGAGGTGGATCATACATTAGCGTTTAAAAAAATGTATGCAGACGCAAAGATATTGAAAAAATCGGTTGTTGCTACAGGGAATTATGTTCTCACGGCAAGTTCCACAGACCCTATTGAAATAACAGTTAGCTCAGATATGAGTGATGCAACAGTGACATGCTCTACATATCAGGGTGGAGATGTCTGGTCTTTGGACAAGACACTATTTGAAATCTCTCAGGATGAAAATGATGTCACTGAAATGTTTTCCGCAGTAAGCTACATGAAAGGGCAGGTGAGCTTCCCTGTTAATGGATTACAGGGAACTATTATTCTTGATTCTAAAGATGTTGTGATGGTGAGAAATAATGGTGGTACTTTATCAGACCAGCTAAAAACAGAAGTTCACGAGATTGACGCTGACGGTAACTTGCGTTATCGGAACTATTATACCTATAAAGATCGACCTGTTATAAAATATAAACCTTTTACAAATAACCTGTATTTTAAAATGCCAAAGGTTGTTTTGGATGGGGCAAGAATCAATAATGTTGTTCTTTGCTCAAGGAATAATACTATAATACATGGAAATACAGTTGAGGTAATAAATAATGGTTGCACAAGGCAGGTAGTAAACTTCCAACGATGCTCAAGAGTTTATGTTAATAACCTATACATGAGTCCTGTTGGATATCTTGATGGTACTGCACCTTCCATCCCCGCGGGAAGAAATGAGGCAGCCTATTTTATCCTCACTGAAAAATGTTCTGATGTAACAATGGATAATTGCTGCTGCATCAATGGGTGGAGCGGCTTTGATGGTAATAAATCACGAAATATACATATTAATCGATGCGACTTACCTGGCGTTGGCGGTCACTTCAGTATGTCTGACATTTATCTCAATGAATCGACAGTTCGTTATCATTGTGCGGCGCAAGGTTGGGGAGAATGGGTGGCCACTAAATGCAAGCACCTCGGCATGTACGGGAAAAAAACTCTTGAATTTTTCTCTGTGAAGCGAGATTACATGTCATCATGGGATGGCGAGATTCGAGTTGAAGGTTTACGAGTCACGTTACCGTCTACGTGTGAAGGTTATTTCTTGGTAAGCAGTCTTGAACCAAAATATAATGGTAATTATATCGCCACAAGCCCGGATGTAGTGATAAAGGACGTGTCTCTTGATCTGACTAATGCCTCTGGACTTCTGGAACTTAGAATATTGGATCTCGGCGTGTCAAGCAAAAATAATTATGAGCAATATATGATTCTGCCAAACAGCCATTACATTGAAAATGTAAAGGTTGTAGGGACACGTTCTTATGATTCCACTTTATCCGTCAGCGTTGTCTACAACCAAAGGAACTACTCAAGCCTAACAGATGCTCAGCTTTCAACTATCGTAGGCAGAGAAAAATATAAGCTCACAGTGAAGGATGTAGACCTTGCTCGTCTTGGGAAAACCACTTCGCCATCCAACCCTCGCTATAACGTACAAACATTCATGTTTACTTCCTATGATGTTCCACAGGATGTGACTATTGATAACAGTTACAACTGCGTTCCTTATATCAATGCATGGGGTAACATGACGGTGCGTGTTTCAAATCAAGATATGGCGATGGGATATATTGATGGAGCGCTTCCCCGCACCTCCGGTTCATACAACAGAATTTACTTTAACAACTGTCGAATCTATGGATTGGGTTGGAACAGTAGTGGTGGAAAACGAACAGGTATATTTGATTTTACAAGTTGTGTATTTGGATGGTTGTCTACAATCACAGGAGTTGCGGAGACATCTATTACAACCATAGGACTGCTATTTGGTGAGTATGAGTCTGGTAATAGTGCTACTGGTAAATATTCCGGATGCGCTATTCCTGTTCAGTTAAATTCATATCAGATTGCTGATTCAACATTCCGTACACGAATTCAGGCTAACTATGTAAATAGTGGTGTTTATCAATCATGAACAGGCGGACTTAGTCCGCCATTTTTATAACTTTAGCTGGGTTTCCCCCAGCTATACACATTGGCGGTATGCTTTTTACAACCACGCTACCGGCAGCTATGATTGATCCCCTACCAATGGTTACTCCAGGCAAAATGATGGAGCCTGTACCTATCCACACATCATCTTCAATAATAACTGGGACCCCATCGCTCGAAGTATTGATTCTATTTTCCACATTTTCAAATGAACTTTCGTGACCGTTGCAATCAATTATCTGTACATTCGCTGCTATCAGACATCTATCTCCAATTGATATTTTATTATAGGCATGTAAGCATGCCCCATGTATTCTTGTGTTTTTACCTATCGAAATAATAGTTCCTTCCCTTTCAGCAAATATTTTAACTGGGGAAAACATATTTACATGATAGTATTTGTTTGATGAGTTTATAAATGAACCATCTCCTATTATCAATGAACAGCCTTTTCCTATTGATAAGTCAGGGACACCCCTAAATTTGACATTTTTCCCAACTGTAATGTCTGCGGTTCTTTTTATGCATGAAAGATAAACAATAGGGATTAACCTTTCTTTAAAAGACCTAAAAATATTCACTATATTCGCTCCGTTGAAAATGTGACATGGTTCACATAAATCGAAATATAATTAAAACATATTGATTTAAGCTAATAGTTTGGTGTATAGCCTAAATGTAACTAAATAATCTCTTGCGTAACTATTAGTTGCGTTTAATTGCTGTGAGTATTTTTTATATTTATTATGCGTAATTGTCAACGGTTAGCATATTAAACACACTTACTGTGGTTGATGAGACAAAACTTATACACACAAAGCTTTGCACTGGATTGCAAGGCTTAGTGCTGTCAGAGATATAGCGTTGGTTAGCCCACCTTTTCATCAATCCAGTCCGCCCACCACTGCATCATTTCTCTGCGCTTATCGAGATACTGAGCATGGTTGTAAATTCCACGCACAGATCCGCCGTTGGCATGTGCCAGTTGCACTTCAATAGCGTCAGCAGGCCATTCGTGCTCGTTCATAATCGTGCTGAATTCATGCCTGAATCCGTGACCGCTTTCCAGACCCTCATAGCCGATTTGTTTGATCACAAGTAGAACCGCGTTCTCGCAGATTGGCTTCTTCTTATCGTTGCGCCCGGCAAAAACAAACTCTGATACTGGTTTGGTGATGGAGCTTAGCGTAGTGAGAAGTTCAACCACCTGGTCTGACATCGGGACCACATGAATTTTGCGTCCCTTCATCACACTGGCGTCGATGGTGATAATCCTGTTTTCAAAATCGACGTTCTTCCATAGCATGGAACGAAGCTCTTTCGTTCTTAGGGCTGTGTAGCGCAAAACTTTAGTCGCAATGAGCGATACGATGCTTCCTGAAAATGTTGCCAGTGCTTTGTTGAATGCAGGGATCTGGTCTGCAGGAAGAAACGGGAAGTTCTTCTTGCGGTATCCCTTCATGGCGTCAGCAAGGTCAGGTGCCGGGTTATATTTAGCCCTACCAGTGACAATAGCGTAACGGAAAACCTCGCCGCATCTTCTGCGGGCTTTATTTGCTCGCTCCATTGCACCGCGATCTTCAAATCTGCGGATTACTTCCAACAGTTGCATCGGCTCAATATCCTGAATCTCAAGACCGCCGATGATGGGTAAAATGTCGTCATCAAACATTTTGGCAAGTTCGTTTGCATAGCCTACTGACCAGACTTGCTTCTTGTGCTCGTACCATTCCTTGTAAATCGCACTAAAGGAATTGTTGTTAGACGAAGCCTTTTTCGCCTTTACCGGATCGATGCCAACCGAGATGTCTTTCCTCGCAGTCCATGCTTTATCCCTTGCCTCCTGCAAAGTCATTAGCGGATATTTTCCTACGGTCAGTATTTTTTCCTTACCGTCAATCTTGTAGCGAAGCTGCCATACCTTTTTCCCTGATACAGGGACATAAAGGTACAGGCCATTACCATCGAGAAGGCGGTATGGTTTTTCTTTCGGCTTTGCTGCTTCAATCTGCTTAACGGTGAGCAT